TCCCAAACGGGGTGAGCTTAGTATTCCAGCCGTTACCGATAAGGCGAAGCGCCAAAAGTTGCTCAGGATCAAGGCAAAACATGGCGGGTCCATACATGGTCATTCCTTTGCAATGGTCATGGTCCCAACCTCGCCGGAGTCCGTTACCCGGTAAGTGTGCGGCGCGATGCGCTCAAGGGTCCGCAGAAACGTCCCCATTGACGTAGGGCGGCGCGAGGTTCTGCGCCACGCCCACAGCAAACGGGCGGCGCGTATGCGGGTCATGAACGGGTCAGGCTGGGCAGGATATTGATTCCAGGCCCACAGGAAACGGGTTTGCATAGGTCAGTCCTTTGAATCTGCAGGGCAACATGCCCCCATAAGCCCCCACCGGGGCCTATAGGTGCCGGTCAGTCCTTCCGCCATACGGGCATAGGCCACAATGCCCCGTGAGAATTTATGGAATAGCTGCACCCTTGGCCGTAGCCTAGCCGCTCCAGGCGGGCGAACACTGCCGCACGGTAACGCGCTGCCCGTGGCGTGGAATGAAAAAGGGCATGATTGTGCGCGGCACAAAGCCCCCATACTGTGTGCCCTGCGGGCCACAATTTGCCGTTCGATTTGCGTTGCATAGGTCAATCCTTCCAGCGCGCAGGGCGCGCAACAGTCTTAAATGATCCCCAGCACCAGAAGACCCAGTGCCAGGGTACAAACAATCAAAAGTCCGATGTCTTCTGTTTCCATAGGTCACCCCTTAGGCATTGCAACAGCCACAGCACGGGGCATCCTCGCAACGGCCCCGGCGGTTTCGATAGAACTCCCGCCCACCAGAATTCCAAACATGCGAGACGCCGCGCTCGAGACTTTGGCGCAGATACCGGCCGGCATGCGATGCTGCGTCCGGGTCGGCATCCGCCAAATCAGGATCAATTGACCGAGCCAGGGCAAGATCAGGGTCAACAGCGGGAAGGAGGTCCGAGAGGTAAGCCCGGCCCTTCCCAGCGTAAACAATCAAGTCACCAGGGCGGATAGGGGCACCAGTTCTGGCGCACTTCCCCGGATAACGGGCTTGCATGGTCTTCATGTCTTCCCCTTCAAAAGTTAGGCTTCAATCCGTTCGATGATCTCGCCCGGCTTGAGAATTTCACGGTCAAGAATCCGGTCTCGACAATTCTCTAAACTGGTGCCGATAAACGGGAAAAAAAATCTCACGCCCGTAGCGGTATCAAGGCAATAGACCCAAAACTTTTTCATGGTCAACCCCTTGGCCAGATATGCTTGACGCTAATGACGGGGTTTCCGTCACGGTGCTTACGCCGGCGAGCTGCGCTGGTGAATTCGTCCCCGCTGCACTTATCGAGGGTGCGCAGTAAATCGCGGAATGTGGCACCAATCAGGGACCGATTAGCGCACCGTCCTTCAACGATCAGCGCGCCGTTGAAAAACACCCGGCATCCGTACCCGGAGCCTAAACGCGTGGTTTTTGTCGTGAACATATCAACCCCTCTTCAAGTGCGCAAGGGCTTGCGCCCGGGAATCGAATCGTCCACCGATAGGGGTCATATGCGGACCCCGGACGATGAACCACCCGCCGAGAATGCGGGAATGAATGATGCGAATCATGATCAACCCCTTAATAGTGAGTACCCAAACGCTGGACAAACCCAGTGGTGTCGTGTTTTGCTTTGCCCTTTGCGTACAGAGCCACGACTACACCAGAGGGCTCAATGTGTCGGACGTCGGTATCATCCCCATCGACTACCGGCCATCCGCGAAAGCTTGCGGGTATCTCTTCCCTCTTGTGGAAAACCACTGCCACGCGACGATTAGCCGGGTTTGTGAGCCCCTTGATACTTATGGGCTTAGGTGTCACTGCAGAGAATGAAAACGTGAGGTCATAATTCCCGGCTGTTTTCCCTTCCAGCTTGCGTGATGGATGCTTCGTGTAGTCATAGAACATTAAGTCCGGGAAAATCTGAAAAATGGTCTTTCCATAGGCTTGCACAATGATGTTCTCCCATGGGATGTCGGACGTACCATTGGGGCGCACCAGGGGCACCATGCCGGCGCGTTTTGCTTTCCGGACGAGTGACCAGACATCGGCACAAAACGACAGCATGAAAGCTTCTAGGTTCTCACGAAAGAATGCGGTTTTCGCGGCTCTTGCATCCTGTACGGAATCAAATTGACCCCGTCCGGCGGAGCGGAGGCAAGCGGCCATGCATCCGGCCAATCGAGCGTGCGGGCAGATTTCATCATCGGGCGTGAGGTACAGAATGCCCGTTAGAAAATTGAGTTTTTGCCCCTTTATGGTCTTTGATGATGCCTCACCAAGAATGGAGCGATAGGGCAAGCCCAGAGCACGAAGCCTGGTTTTGTACGGGTTACGCATGATCAAGCTTCCACAGTAGGGCAAACGGTGAAAACGTACCCTTTGCCGTCCAGGGTTTCCCCTGCGTAATGCAAGCGGGGATCAACCCACACTGCAGTATGCGAAAAGTGACGGGCGATCAACTCCCGGGCCGCGACAGCGTGACGGGCAACTCCGTCCAATGCGTGATCGACCCCTACATAAATTTTGTGGGTCCGACCCACGCGGGTGCATGTTGCACTGATACGAGCACCCCGGGTGTCGGTGGCTCCGTGATATCGGGTATGGATTGCGAGGGACATGTTTAGTTCTCCTGATGCATGCCGATGGATGGCATGGCGAGAGTGTCGGCCCTTGCATGGCCCTTGTCACTAGGGACAAACCCTGCTGTGTTTTCATCCAGTGGTGGCCTGGTGCGGGTCCGAAGCCCGGCCTCAGTGAGCGTAGCGAACATCGGTCCTATTGCTTTCCCCATCCGTTCCCCTATACTGTATAGAACCCCAGTAGGACAAACACCTATGAGACTAACCAGAAAGCAGATAGAGGAGGGACTAAACCAAGTCCCCATTTCCCATATCCTGGGTGCTGACGTCTCCCGCCAGCTAACCGCCAAACAACGTAAGTTCGCGCATGAGGTGGCGAAGGGCAGCACGAAAGCTGACGCCTACAGAGCAGCGTACAACGTCAAGAGCGCCAAAACAATGGAAGCAGAACCCTACAGACTGGCAGCAGACCCTCGGGTGTCCCGAGAGATAGAGGCTTACACCCTGGCACTGGAGACCGCGAAACTGCGCTCACCTGCCGCCCTGCGCGAATTAGTCATCCAATCCCTCGTGCGCGTCATCGTTGACCCCGATAGTAAGGCCGGGCAGATAACAGCCGCAGCCAAGGTACTGGGCACGGTAACTGAGGTGGCCGCGTTCACTGAGCGCAAGGAAGTGCGCAGCATATCTAGCTCCGATGATGCACGTGCCCGTGTGATGCAAGAACTAAGGGGCATCCTTACTGCGCAGGCCAGCGACGCCACGGTAATCGAGGCGGATGCTGACTCACTGCTAGCAGAGCTTAGCGTTAAATTTAACGGTGCAGCCGAGGGAAACGAGACGGCGCCAGACGCAGACCCACCCACCGGGCACCCCCCCGATGGCGCAGCAGGAGTCCCGCGTCCTTAAACATACTATTCCACTCGAACCGTCCCTCATTCCACTCAAACCACCCCATGTCACTCACCGTTAAATTTAACGCTCCCCTGCCATTAAATTTAACGCTCGCCAGACCCCACCCCCTCGATCTGGCGACACCCCCCCGGTCAGTCTTTCTACAAAAAGTGGTGGGGGGTAGCAAAAATTTTGGGGCTAAATTTTGGTGCCGTTAAATTTAACGGATGACATAAACTGGTTTAACAAACGTGGCTAAGTCTATGATTTGTAACGGTTTTTTGCTTGTTGTGGTGTTAAGGTGTGTGCTTGATGCTTAACGTGCCGTTAAATTTAACGGAAGTAAAGTAACGCTTTAAGAGTGTGCGCTAAGTTGTTGATTTGTAATGGAAAACGTCAAAAAGTGGCGCACGAAGAAGGTGTTGCAGAGTCCTCTGAGGAAGGTGTACGGGTCCAAGGAGGAGGTATTGGAGATGGGGATGACTGAGGCTCAGAAGGAAGTGTTTTTGGCTATAGATGTGTGGTGGTGCCGGTTTGGGTACGGGCCGAGCCTGAGGAATATTTGTGAGTTGCGGGGTAAGCCTGGGCTGGGGAGTACAAAGAAAATCGTAGATAGGTTGGTGAAGCTAGGTGCTTTGAAGAGGGTTGAGGGGATGGGAAGGTCTGTGCGGCCCACCTATATCTCATTTCGGGGTATGGAATGAAGCTGGATGATCTAGTGGCGAGTCTGTCTCCTGCGGATCAGGAGAAGCTGTTACAGCAGGTACAAGATTACAAAGATGCTGTGGACAGGGAGAAGTGCCAGAAAAGTTTTATGGCGTATGTGAAGAAGATGTGGCCGGGGTTCATTCATGGCCGACATCATGCGGTAATGGCTAAGAAGTTTGAGGAGATTGCTGAGGGTAAGTTGAAGAGGCTGATCATAAATTTGGGGCCTCGGCATACGAAGAGCCAGTTTGCTTCGTACTTGCTTCCAAGCTGGTTCCTTGGGAAGTTCCCGCACAAGAAAGTAATCCAGGCGTCCAACACTGCTGATCTGGCTGTAAATTTTGGCCGGCAGGTTCGTAACTTGGTAGGGTCAGAGGAGTACGCGAAGATATTTACTGGCGTTGCATTGCGTCAAGACTCTAAGAGCGCTGGCCGATGGGCCACAAGCAAAAACGGCGAATACTTTGCTATCGGCGTTGGTGGAACCATGACGGGTAAAGGTGCAGATCTGTTGATCATTGATGATCCGCACTCGGAACAAGAGGCCGCTTTAGCCGCTGGCAGACCGGAAATATATGACTCCGTGTTTGAATGGTACTCATCTGGCCCGCGTCAGCGTCTCCAACCGGGTGGGGCTATAGTAGTCGTAATGACCAGATGGTCCAAGTCGGACCTGACAGGTAGGATACTGAAGACCGCTGGCGAGCTAGGAAAAGAAGACGAGTGGGAAGTCATTGAACTCCCGGCGATCATGCCCTCGGG